ATTGGAAAGAAGATTTTGAATACTTTGGATATGAAAAGGAAATATAATGGTAATATGTGAAAGCCAAAACTTTAATTTTTTAAGAATACCTAAGAACGCGAGCTCTAGTTTGTCTGAGTTTTTCGTTAGAAATTATTGCACCCAAGATGACATATTTACCGAAGTAAATGATTGTGGTATTCCCAGCCATAATGTTCCTCAAGAGTTAATTCGTAAGTATGCTGACAAATATAGATTTATACATTTGACGTTACAAGAGTTAATAGATAATAATATGCTTACAAGAGAAAAAGCTCATAGTATGCAAAATATTGGTGTTTTGAGAAATCCATATGAACGTCAATTAAGCTTATATTTCTTTTTAAAACGCGGACAGCCAAAAGACGTAAATGAATTTAGAGATATTATGAAAAATGGATGCTATGACACGGATCCATCTAATAAGATTTTACAAACTGACTATGTTTCTATTGATGGCGAGGATGTTGCGGATTGGTGGATATATGAGAACATTAATGATAAATTAACTGAATTTGTAAAAAGTAAAGGTATTTGGAGAAACGAATTACTTAAAAATCACAAAGGAACATATACTCCAAAAGATCCAGAGATAATGGATAAATTTTACGATCAAAAGACGCGCGACGCAGTACGCAAATATTATGAAAAAGATTTTGAAAAATACGAGAGTTTAAAATGAAACCAACCAAAGCTTATATCCTACATCACAATGAAGAGTTATCAAAGCAATATGCAAATTTTGCGGCATATAGCTGTGAAAGAGTAAAAATGCCATTTGAATTAGTACAAGGATTTGCCCCTCCAACAAACCCAAACGATGCTTGGAATTCAATAGGTTTAAATAGGCATATCGATAGAATTAATCAAAATGATCGCGCCCAGCTATGTACCGCAGGGCACGCGGCATTATGGAAAAAAATTGCCGACGAAAAAGATTGTGCTGTTATTTTAGAACACGACGGAGTGATGTTACATAATATTCTTCACGTTGATATTCCAGATAATCTTATTATTGTATTAGGTTATAAAGTAACAGATCCACAAAATTATGACCATGCAAAGGCAGGCCCTCCTAGACAAATACTAGGAATTAGAGGGCACGAAGGTGCTCACGCTTATGTTATTAACCATGTAACCGCAAGGGCTATGCTAGATGAGATTGAAGAAAGAGGAGTTTGGTCAGCTGTAGATAATATGTATTTCCTATTGCAAAGACAAACCCGAGTTCCTATTGCAATTATGGACCCAACACCTGCAATAGGATGGTTAAGACAATCAACAATATGGGGCGAAGCTTCAACATTAAATTATCAATTTTTAGACTCATTTGAAGAGAATTATAAGAGGGCTTAATATGAATACTGATATGATAGTTAATAATGGCAAATTTGATATGACATGGAGGGATGGAACCTACTATAGTTATTATCTGTTTGGCTTGCAAAGAACTGGTACAACTATAATTGAAAGAGTTATCAGAGATAACTGGAAAATGGCTAAAAGAAATGATCTCATTAATATTAAACAATCGGGGGTTACTCCACCATCTCCTGAAGTTTTGACGTGGAAACATTGCATTTGGGTTCCTGATAAATTTGAGCAAGGCTATCCTACAGTTTTAGTTTATAAAAATCCATATCTGTGGGTAGAGTCAATGGTTTATCGCAAAGGTTGTGCTCAAGGAAACTGGCAAAAAACCTATGGTGACTTATATTTTGAAAATCATTTTTGGAGAACCGATGAACACGATAATGGGTCGGTTTATATCGATCAACTCTTGAGAGTTTATAAAGTTTGGTTTGATAACTGGATTCCATATTATAAAAATAACAAAGATACAACCGTTCTTATTAAGTTCGAAGATTTGCTACCGCATGACAATAGAATTCCTATTTTTAACGAATGCGCAGAAAAGTTTGGATGGGATAGATTTGAATTATCTGATTTAAATTGGGCAAATCACGTTGGTTCATCTGCACCATTTACTCAAGCGAAAAAAGAATATTACCTTAATGGCGTACCAGAGCAGATTGGTCCTAATATCATCAACCTTGTTAACCAAATTATCGGCCGTGATTTAATTGAGGAATTGGGATACAAGGTCTTATAAATATCTCAATAAATGGGCTTTTGGAGCTAAAATGGAAACCAGTAAAAAGAAAAAACTTAAGGGCTTTAAGGAACACGATCCTTCAAAGTATATTGAAACTGAGCCTACGATAGAAGAAGCAGCAAAGACCGGAACGGCTGTAGTGGCATGGGGTCGTATGAATCCTATAACCTCGGGTCACGAAAAGCTAGTTAAGAAAGTTGTTTCTGTAGCAAAATCAGAAAAGGGCGTTCCTGAAATTTATCTTACTCATTCGTTTGATAATAAAAAGAATCCTTTAACATATACAGATAAAATTAGGTTAGCTCAAAAGGCATTCGGACCAGTTGTTAAAAAGTCTAATGCTAAAACAATCTTTGATCTTATGGCTCAGCTTAATAAAAAATACAATAAAGTTGTATTAGTTGCTGGTTCTGATAGAGTAGATGAATTTAGTAATACGCTTCAAAAATATAATGGGAAAGAATACAAGTTTGATGAAATTAAAGTAGTCTCAGCAGGTCAAAGAGATGAAGAATCAGATGATGTATCGGGAATTTCAGGTACTAAAATGCGTGGATATGCAGCAACTGATATGAAAAAGTTTACAGCAAATCTTCCAAAAAGACTTAAAGGCGATGCTGAAGAGATTGCAGCCGCAGTAAGAAAAGGTATGGGTATGACAGAGGAAGTAGAAATATTAGACGAAGTTCTATCTAGAAGAGGCCGTATTAAAAAAGCACTAGCAATGAAACGAGCCCGTGCTAAAATTAAATTAGGTCGTGAAAGAGCTGCTCGCAGAAGAGCTACAATGCCCGTTTTAAGAAAAAGAGCACGTAAAAGAGCGCTTGCTCTTTTAAAACAAAAATACTCAAAGCATAAGAGATATTCGGATCTAAGTCCAGCTGAAAAAGAGATTATTGATAAGCGTATTGCAAAAATTTCTAGAAGCAGAATTGAAAGAATAGCTCAAAAACAATTAATTCATGTTAAAAGAGCTGACAGAGACAGATTTATGACTGTTAAAAAAGAATCTGAAGAGATTTTAAAATTCAGTGACTTTTTATCTGAAGCATCACAAAAAGATACTCGTATTTTATCTAGGCCTCATATGCTTATGGATAAAGACAATAAACCAAAATTTGATGCAAGGTTTAAATTCTTTAAAAAACTAGCAATGTTTGGAGAAGATTTGGAAGAATTTGATATAGAAAATATTGTTGAATTAATGGAAACAACAGAAAATTTTGCTGAGGAATGGGTATGCGGTAAATGTAACTGCGAGCCATGTACTTGCGAAAATATAACAGAAACAAAAACACAAAGATCATTATCTAGTATTCTTAGAAGAGGCTAACATGGATAGTTTTAAAAAATTTATTGAAGCGAAAGATACTCACAAAACCAAAGATGGCCGAACTGCTAAAAAAGGTTTATGGTATAACATTCATCAAAAGCGCAAGCGCGGTGAAGCACCAGCAAAGCCAGGTGATAAAGATTATCCAGCAACGTTAGATATTGGCGAAGCTAAGCGCAAAGGCGCACCTAAGATGAAAGATGATTGGTTAAAGCAAGAACGTGAAAGAAACCGTAAACATGACGCAGCAATGGGTCGTACACCAACAGGTCGCAAGAAGCCTGTTCGTCAAATGACTTCTACTCAGCGTTCACTTGCTCAGTTGCGCGGTGAATCTCTTGAAGAAGGTATTCTAAAACCGTATCACGCAGCTGCTAAACAACCTTGGTCAAAAACAATGAAAGATTCTAAAGGTACTGCTGGTGAGTATAAGCAAATTGCAAAAGGTAAAGACTTTACTGTTTGGTATGCATATCGAGGATCAAACAAATCATTTCCACACTACGTAGTTAAAGATGATAAAATTATCGGTTCGGGTATGACAGTTAAATCTGCTCTAAAAGATGCTGGTTTAAAAGAGAAAGACCTTACACATCGTTCAAAATTTACTGATGGTTCTCCTTTAAATAAAGGTATTAATGAAGAAGTTGGTACTGCTGATTATCACAGAAAGAAAAAAGAGTATCATGCTAAAATGTCTAATCAACTACAGCATCAGATTGACACACACTACGATAATGGCGACGATAAAAAAGCAGAACATGCAGAGAGAAAACAACAGGATCACGAAAATGCTGCAGATGCGCATCATGACGCTCATAACGAAATTAAAAAATATGGGCGTGAAGCTGATCGTAGTACAATCAACCGTGCAGTAAAAATGTCTCAAAAACTTAAAGAACAAGTTGAACTCGAAGAAGGTAATATGATGTCTGCCGCAAAAGAGCTTGAGGCCTATGCTCGTAAGAATGGTGGCATTGATAAAAACGACTTTATGAAAGCAGTTATGATGATGAAGAAAAATCAAAAGAGACAGCTTGATAAGTTTGTTGATGAGTTAGATACAGAACCTCGTGAGAAAATTCTTTCAGTAATGCAGAAACACATGAAAGAATCTCTTGATAGCAGATTTGAAGCATTTTTAGATGAAAAGCTTAAAGCATCGGATGATATGGGTACTTGGGTAAAAGATTTTTATAAATCAGACGCACCTCAATTTAAAGGCAAATCAAAAGATGAACGCCGTAAAATGGCCGTTGCCGCTAAGTTGAGTGCTGAGCGTAACGAAGAAACGGAGATCGATGAACTGTCAATGTCATTAAAAGACTTAACAAAGTCCGGCGTTAGTAATATATCAAAAGCGATGAAAGCCGATAAAACCAAAAAAGAATTAGAAGCGTTAAAAAAGCGTTTAAATGATCGCGAGCGCTTAAACAAAGAAGAACATGGGGCAGGTGACGAAGGAACTGACGAGTTGGTAAAAAAGTTTAAAAAAGACACACCTAATGCTTAGTTTTAAACAATACATGGAAGAAATAAACAGACATGGTATTCCAAAAGATGCTACGAAATCGGAGTTGGAAAAAGTAAGATCTGATAAAAATTCTAGTAAAGGTGCTAAACATTTAGCTCATTGGTTATTAAATATGCACCATAATAAAAAAGGTTAAATATGAAAAGCTTTAAACAACATATAAAAGAAAATATCCCCCCAGAGATAGTAGGGGCAGCAATAGCTGCTCCTGTTATCGCACAAGGTGCTAAACATGTTGCTAAAGGTGCATATAAAACTGTAAAAGGTTTAATGAAGGCTAAAAAAGCTGCTAATAAAACTGGTGAAAAAATTGCAAAAAGGCTAGTAAAATAATGGCTAAAAAATCATTAGAAGAAGCTATTAAAGAGGCATTAGCTAAAAAAGCTAAACCAAAGCCTAAGCCAGAGAATAAAGATGATTAGATTTAAACAATATATCTCAGAAGGTATTAAGTTAAAACTTATACGCGGAAAAACGCAAGACGTTTTAAAAATGTGGGAAAAGGGCAATAAGACTTGGGTTGAACTTAGAGGTAAGCCTGGGTTTGAAACAAAGTATGATCCGAAAGATCCATTACACAAAGCGATTACAGCTTTAGGAAAGTCTGCTAATATATCTGATTTCGTAAATGGAGATGAGGTAAGTATTAATCCAAACCATCCTGATGGTAAGAAGGCATTAAAAACAATAAAAGGTCTGATGAAATGATTAGTTTTAAACATTTTTTAGAAGAAGGCACTCTAGATGAAGGCTCTGAAACATGGGAAGCTGGATATAAAAGACGCGTGGTAAAAACTACAAAACCTGAGCATAAAGCAAAAGGTCACAATTGGCGTATCAAAGGTAAAGATCGTCCTGAGATCTCAATTAAGCTTTATAAAGAAAAACCTTCACAAGCAGAATTTAATAAACAAATGCGCAGAGTAGCAGGACATGAATTCGGAGGATAACAAACATGTCAGATATTAAAAAATTAGTAAAAGAATCATTTTTAGAAACGCTGGAAGCAATGAGTGAAAGCGACGATCATACCGTGTTAGAAAAAGAACCACATAGACCTGGATGGAAAGAATTCGATGGTAAAGATCGCCGCATGTGGCAGATGCGCCACAGCAACCGAGGAGCATTGTCTAAGCTTAAAAAAGGTATGACCGATCATGAAAAGAAACACATGAAAGGTGCATATATTGATGATGGCGATGTTGTGCATAGAAAAACTGGTAGAACTATGTCATATCTTTTAAATCATAAGAATGGTAAAGCTAAAACATATGGTGAAGTTCGTAAAGAAATTCAAGCCCATATTGCTAAGAATCACCCAGAGAAATAAAATGAAAACTTTTACTAGATACACAGAAGAACGCATTGATGATATCTGCGAAGAGTGCAACCTTTACGAAGATCTTATTGTAGAAGAGTCCGAATACGAAGGTAAGAAAGTTAAACTTAACGATCCTATTCGTACTTCTGAGCACCCAGGTAAAAAATTTAAAGTTTATGTAAAAAATGATAAAGGCAATGTTGTTGTAGTTCGTTTTGGTGATCCAAATATGGAAATTAAAAGAGACGATCCTGCCCGCCGCAGAAGTTTCAGAGCTCGCCACGGATGCGACAATCCTGGTCCAAAGTGGAAAGCAAAATATTGGTCGTGTTATCAATGGCGCGCAGGTGCTAAAGTAGATAACTAATAAATATCACAATAAATCAATTAAGATACGGGTATAATAATGCATTCGTTTAAACAATACATGGAAAGTTCTAAAGAAAAATTAGCAAAATATGCTAATAAAGCTATTAAGGACAAAGAAAACGCGAAGTACCAAAAGGATAGAGCTCAAAATTCTAGAGCTGCTAACATTGTTCGCGGAAATCCTGAAGGTGCTAAAAAAGATGTTGAAGCAATTAATAAGGCTGATGACAGACTTCGCCGTCGTGAGCGCGGTGCACATTTATATACGCGCAAAATGATGAAAAAAGAAGAATCATTAGATATGTCAGAAGAACAACAATATGATTTAATTGAACAGTATTTGTTAGAAAATAATATTGACATTGATACTTTGACAGAGGAAGAATTGAACGAGCTTATCGGTAAGATTATTGGCGGAGCAGCTAAACTTGCTGGTAAAGGCGTTGTTGGTGCTGCCAAATTAGCAGCCAAAGGAATAAGAAGATACGGAACTACCGCGGGTCGGGCTGACGCTGCTGAGAAAAAAGCAGACAGAGCTGAAAAGAAAAATAAAGATCGCGAACGTATTAGAAAAGCACAAGCTAGGCTTCAAGCCGCACGACAAGCGGCCGCATCAAATCCATAATAAACAAACCCAAACTAAGGAGATAACAAATGGCACTTTGGGGAAAAACAGACGCATCTGGTTCCATTCCAAAATATTTGGAAACAGCGGCGGCAAACACAAACAAATCACATGACGCGGATAACGCTGTCTTTGTTGACGTTACAGAAGCAGGTGTTGCAGCAAACCGTGCACGCGGAGTTAAAACACCAGGTTGGAACCTATACAACACATATACTACTGCAGACGGCCGTACACGCCATATCGTAGAGCCTCTAGTTGTAATGAAGGTTTCAGCAACAGATGCTGGTGACCAAGCAGACGACGCTATCGCAGCAGACAGCTAATTTCTGGTTAATATATAATGAAATTGACAGAATCAACTTTTCTGTTGTATGCGGCTAAAAATTATGAAAATCCTCAGTGTTCTGACATATCTGAATTTGAGGATGACCTAAAAAGATTTCAGTATGTTCGTAAATTGTTTGTTAGGTATAAACAAGACGGAGATCTGAAAGAAAGGTTGATTCTAAACCACTTAATTGTGATTTATAATGTTTTTGGACCTGAAGCATCAAATATGCTATTTTTAAAATTAAAAGAGTACCATGATTGTTTAAAACCATTTGTAGAATATTTAAACTTCATGCCAGAGTTAATTGAATATGAAAATGCAGCTATACCTAAAGGTAATATAATAGCTGATAATTTTGTAGAAGCAAAACTTAGAGGAACGTGGTCGTGATTGTCGATCTATTTTTAGTATATCAATTTGTACGTAGACTTGCTACTCCATTCGATAAATGGGAAGCTTATAAGCTAGGCATTATCGATGAAAAGGGTAAAGTTCTTATTAAACGTAAGAATTTTACTATGAAAAAACAAGAGGATGCTTGGGGAAGATTTGATATACTTGTAGCAAACATTAAAAAATTGCTAGGAAAAGTTCCTGGTGGTTCTTCTAGAATAGCTTCATACGCTGCAGCACTATATTTAATTAAAGAACATAAAGCTTTTACCGAAGGATCTACCTTAACAGAAAGTATGTCTGATGAGGATTTAGAAGCAATCGCTAATAATTTTTATAATCGATATGATTATTATAACACGTTAGCTGAGAACGTCAACCAAAACATTCATCCAGCCGTAATAAAAGCTTATAAGAATTCTCGAAATGCCGAACATAGAGATGGAGAGTACGGTACGACCTCTACTAGGAGAGCTGTTACAAGAACTGCAAATACTTTATCTAAAAAAATTAAACAGCATCACCCAGATCTTGATATGCAAGGTAAAATTAATCTTCGCACTCAATTACAAAACATGAAAGAAGACGCCGCCGAGGCAGATGATCTTGAAGAAGCTCGTGTCCGCTGGAAAAAAGCTGGACCAAATGGCGAAATACAAGCTACTATCGGTGGCAAAAAATATCAAATAGAAAAATCACTAGACCATAATGAACGTCATAAAGGCGAGTGGAAAGTTATGGTTTGGGATAAGCGTAGAAACAGCTGGGAGTGGGAAACCACTGAGTACGGTAAAGCTAATGCAAAAGATTGGATTATGAATAAGCATGGTCTAAGTGAAGAAGCCATGAACATGCGCAATATGGCACTAATTAATAAGATTAAAAAATCTGGAGTTGTCAAATCTGGATCTATGTCAAAAGATGAGAAAAAGCCCGTAACAAACAAAGTTAATACAAAACCTAAGTTGGAAGAAGAACCAGCAAACAATGTAGGTTCTGGAAACATTGCGGGTATGGATGGTTCTGGAATATCACAAGCTGCTCAAAAGCGATGGACATCAAAGAACAAATCTAAAAAGAAAAATTTGAGAAATATTATAGGTAATAGACTTTAAGGAGACAAATTATGGCTAAAGGCAGAATTAAAAAGAGAGTTGCTAAAGCAGTTGATAAATTAGCTGATAAACTTGAAAAAGATGCTATTGATGAAGCAATTCACGACGATATTCAAAATGGCAAAATTGAAGCAGCAATGGCAGCAATGGCCGCGGAAGAACCAGCGCCAGCACCAAAACCTGCTCCAAAACCTAAAGCCGCGCCTGTGCCAAAAGCTACTACATCAAGAGTATTGAAAAGAGGATCTACCGGTCCTGACGTGGCAGCAATTCAACAAGCATTGGGCGTTGTCGAAGATGGATTTAGTTTTGCAACACAAGTTGCTGTACAAAACTTTCAAAGACGTGCTGGAATGCCTGTTACTGGTATCGCAGACGCTGAGACCCAAGCTAAAATACTCGGATAGTATAAATAGACAATAGAACTTAACAAGGAGACTATTATGTCATTAGAAAAAATTATTAAAGAGGCAGTCGAAGGAAATCCTCTTAACATGAAAGAAGCATTTAAGGAAGAAATGGAAGCAAGAGTACTTGCAGCCATTGAAGCAAAATACGAAGCCATGATCGCGGAAGAATCAGACGAAGATGAAGATGAGGATGACGAAGATCAAGACGATGACGATGATGATGACGAAGATGAGGACGAGGACGAAGATTAAGTCCTTGACTAACTGTGGCTAAATTATATCTTATTATTATCATATTAGGCATTTTAGGTGGCGGTGGTTACGCGGCTAAATCGTATTACGAATGGTCGGAAGCAACTATCGCTACTTTGCGTGAAAATAATATTAAGTTAAAAGACGCTGCAGAAACTTTACAAGCAACTGTCGAAAAAATGGCAGCTGACCAAAAGAAAAATGAAGAGTTAAATAGAGATTTAACCAAACGATTGCAACAGTCTCAAGAACATCTAGATAAATTGAGAGGCGCATTTGCAAAAATCGATTTAACTATGGAGGCATTAACCGATGCACAAGGACTTGAAGATAGGGTTAACAGAGCGGTGGACAGACTTATTGGCTGGATTGCCGATGAAACTAATCCTAATCCTATCGCTGACGACGCTACTGACGGCGTGCGGGATGAGAACGCCGGAACCGGAAGTAGTAGTAACAACTGAATATCAAGAGCAGAACATTCCTATTCAAGAACACCCTAAAGGTGTTGAATGGAATCCAGTCCCTTGGTTTGTCATAACTGAAGATAATCTCGAAGAAAAAATTAAAGAGATCGAGGGCTCAACTGGTAATGTAGTTATTTTTGCTATTACACCAAAAGGTTATGAAAACCTTGCAATTGGTATTGCTGAACTTCGAAGATATATTAAAGACCAACAAGCCATTATAGCATATTATGAGGAAGCATTATCGCCAGATGAACCGGCGGCTCCAAGTCCTTCTACTGAATAAATATAATTCAATAAAGATAACAGGATAAGAGCTATAATGGATGAAGATTTTAAGACTGATTTAGCAGTCATTAAACGCGATATAAATCAAATTAATAAAATTTTTTCCAAAGTAGATAAATCGCTCGAAGTGATGGCTGATTTATCAAAGCAGGTTGCTGTGCATGAAGAGATATTAAAAAATCTTCAGACAGACATAACAGAGCACCGTGAAGACGATATTTCACGTTCAGCGATTATGGCCGACCGCTTAGAACAATATCGTATTTCATCAAAAGAAGATCACGCGCGTTTAGCAGAAGATAGCAGAAAAAATCGTGCTGAAAGAAATGCCGAAATTATGACAGAATTACATAAAATGAATGGAGCCCTAGATTCAAGGTTGACAAAGCTCGACGAACGTATTAAGATACTAGAGAATTGGAAATGGTATATGATGGGTCTAGGCGCAATTATGATATTTCTTGCTATGCAAATAAATTGGTCGGGAGTATTACAATAATGGTTGACATTCGTTCTTAAATAGTTTATATTGACTACCAAAAGGAACTATAATAATGGTTGACATTGGACCAGATCCTATTATAATATAATCTATATTTTACATGAACTCGGTGATAAATGGTAGACTTTACAGATCTAAAATATGCTCAGATGCTTTCGGGCAGACTTGACAATTTTAGAATAAAAAACACAAATCCCTACAAAATTAATTTCAGGTGTCCTGTATGTGGTGATTCTCAAAAATCCCGCAGTAAGGCACGTGGATGGTTACTAGAACGTGATAATAAATTTTCATATTATTGCCATAATTGTGGCACGTCTCAAGGTTTCTCGTTCTTTCTAAAGGGTGTCGATCAGCTAATATATAATGATTATGTATCTGAAAAGTTTATAAACAAAGCTAACAACGAACCTAAAGAAACTAAAACCGACGACTCATTATTTAAAACAGAAACACCAAAGTTTAATAAGAGTTGCCCATTAAAAAAGATTAAAAAGGTTAGTCAATTAAAACATGACCATCCAGTTAAAAAATATATTCAACAAAGAAAAATACCGACTCAACATCATTATCGTTTATATTATGCTAGGCATTTTAAAACTTGGATTAATAGTGTATTACCTGGAAAGTTTGAAAATGTAGGCAAAGATGAGCCAAGACTTATCATTCCTTTTATAGATAGTAATAGAAATTGCTTTGGCGTATCTGCTCGTGGATTTGATCCCAAAGGAATTAGATATATAACTATAATGTTTGAAGAAAGACCAAAGATTTTTGGTTTAGATAAAGTAGATTTCAGCCAACCTTATTATATTACAGAAGGTGCTATTGACAGTATGTTCCTTGAAAACGCTGTTGCGATGGCTGGTGCTGAAGGTAATACAAAAGGAGTAGAACAACCGGAAAATGCAATCTTTGTTTTTGACGCTGAGCCTCGAAACAAAGAAATCCATAAACGTATGGAAAAAGTTATTAAGAATGGTTATAAGATATGTATATGGCCTTCTGAACTTCCTGGAAAAGACATTAATGAAATGTATTTGTCAGGATTAAACCCAGAAAAAATTATTGAAGAAAATACTTATCAAGGCTTACAAGCTGAATTGAAATTTGCCGAGTGGCGAAAAGTTTAAGGAGAAAAATACATTGCATGCACGTCTCATCTCATATTCCCAACCCGTGGGTCGGATCCACGCAGGAGAACTTGCTTACTCGGGATTGGATAACATCCAGGACCTCATCGCGTATTGCGCCCGTGTCTCCAATCCATCAAACCAAGCTAACACCAAGACAACGGCAAAGTTACTTGACTATCTCATCAAGCACAAACACTGGAGCCCATTCGAAATGGCAAGCGCCTGCCTCGAAGTCGACACCACAAGAGATATTGCCCGACAGCTCCTCCGACACCGCTCCTTCTCGTTCCAAGAGTTTTCTCAGCGGTATGCTGACATCCGTGATCTTGATGACAATTTTGTAATTCGTGACGCTCGGATGCAAGATCCAAAAAATCGTCAGAACAGTATTAGTGTCGATGATAAAGAACTTCAACAACAATGGGAAGGTTATCAGCAAGGAGTTATTAATGCAGCAAAACAAGCCTATAACTGGGCCATCGAAAACGGTATCGCTAAAGAACAGGCTCGAGCAGTACTACCGGAAGGTAATACTGTCTCCCGACTTTATGTCAATGGTACTATTCGTAGCTGGATTCATTATATTGAGTTACGTTCTGCTAATGGTACTCAACTTGAGCACATGGAACTAGCGGTTGCGATTGCTGATGCCATTGCTCAGATATATCCTGGCGTATCTAACGTTATAACTAAATAAATTTTGTTTTTAATTTTTGAAATCCTAAGATGCAAATAAATAATTTCAATAATCCATACATAATAACAATAAAGGCTGCCATTTGGGTGGCCCAAAAACTTTCACTCTAGAGAGAGGTCCCATGATGCTCCAATCAACTCCCCCGGAAATTTTAAAAACAGTACATTACGTGACTAAACGTAATGGACAAACTGAACCCTTTGATGAAAATAAGATTAGCAGCGCAGTTGCAAAAGCTATGAGATCTATTGGGATGAGAAGTAAATTACTTCCGGGCGAAGTTGCTTTGGAGGCAACTGAAATACTAAATACTGATTCAGAGGATGCCATTGTTGATGTAGATACAGTACATAGAACAGTGGAGAACGTAATCATGGACATGGGACTACACGACTTAGCACGCGACTATATCCTATTTCGTTATAATAATCAGCCAAATATTTTCCGTAAACGTACAAATCTTAAGCCATATGAGTATCCACAATTGGTAGAATTTACCGATGCTATTCGTCACTCATATTGGGTACATACGGAGTTTAATTATTCAGCTGATATTCAAGATATGAAAGTTCGTATGACGCCTGATGAAGTTGATATTGTGAAAAAAGCAATGTTGGCTATTTCTCAAATTGAGGTAGCGGTAAAAACATTCTGGGCTAAAATTGGTGACAAGTTTCCAAAGCCAGAAGTGCAAGCAGTTGGTGTAACCTTTGGCGAGTCTGAAGTTCGTCATGCAGATGCTTATTCTAACCTTATTGAGATTATGGGACTCAATAATGAGTTTGAAAAAGTAGTTGAAGTTCCTGCAATGAAAAAGCGAATTGCTTACCTTGAACAGTCAATTGCTCAGCCAGTAGATGATAAAGACTATTTCCATAAAATTATTCTTTTCTCTATGTTTGTTGAGAACGTATCTTTGTTCTCACAGTTCCTAATTATGATGTCCTTTAATAAGCACAAGAACCTATTAAAAGGTATCTCAAACGCTGTTGAAGCTACGTCAAAAGAAGAAGATATTCACGCCCGTTTTGGATTTGAATTAGTGAATATTATTAAAGAAGAAAACCCTGATTGGTTTGATAAAGATAGTATTAATGAAGTGAATAGACTATGCCGTGAAGCATTTAAAGCAGAGTCCGCAATTGTTGATTGGATTTACGGAGACTCTGATTTAGATTTCCTCCCAAAAGCAACAGTAAAAGAATTCCTTAAACATCGTTTCAACCAGTCTTTACAGGCTATTGATATGAAGCCTTTATATGAGGTAGACCGAAATGTTGTGAAAACAACTGATTGGTTTATTGAAGAAATTTTGAGCACAAAGAATATTGACTTCTTTGTTAAACGCTCAACTGCATATTCTAAAAAGACAAAAGCATTCACCGAAGACGATTTATTTTAAGGAAAAGAAATGGAAAAATATTATTGGTTAAACGAAGATTCGCGCACTTTTTTGTCTCGCGGTTATTTGGCTGAAGGCGAGACTCCTGAGCAGCGCATTCGCGATATCGCAGAAAAAGCAGAAGAATATCTTCATGAGGAAGGCTTTGCAGACAAGTTTGTAGATTATATGGCAAGAGGATTTTATTCTCTAGCTTCTCCGGTATGGGCAAACTACGGCAAGAAACGTGGTTTGCCTGTATCTTGTTTTGGTTCATATATTGACGACAGTATGCAAGCTATTATGTTTAGCCACGCCGAGAATGGCATGCTAATGAAAAATGGTGGTGGTACATCGGGATATTTTGGCGCAATTCGTGGGCGCGGCGCTCCTATTCAAGACGCAGGCGAGTCATCGGGTTCAGTTCACTTTATGCAGTTATTTGATACTCTTGCATCTGTTGTGTCACAAGGTTCCGTCCGCCGTGGTTTCTTTGCAGCCTATCAAAATATTGAACATCCAGATGCTGACGAGTTTTTGGATATTGCTACAGAAGGCAATCCTATCCAAGGACTAACAACTGGCATTACAGTATCTGACCAGTTCATTGAAGATATGAAAGCTGGGGATAGTCAAAAGCGTGCATTATGGGCAAAGGTACTACAACGTCGTTCTGAGGTTGGTTTTCCATATATCCTATTCTCTGATAATGTTAACAATGGTCGCCCTCAAGTCTATAAAGACAAAGATATGCGAGTTCATGCATCTAATATGTGTGCTGAGATTGCACTACCATCATCCCATGAAGAAACATTCACTTGTGTTCTATCATCAATTAATGTGCTGCATTGGGATGAGATTAAAGAAACTGATGCTATTGAGACTATGACTAAATTCCTTGATACTGTTTGTGAAGAGTTTATTCGTAAAACAGAAGGTCAGATTTATATGAAACGTGCTCGTGATTTTGCTATGAACCACCGCGCACTTGGTGCTGGTATTCTTGGTTGGCACTCATATCTACAGTCCAAAATGATTGCATTTGAGTCAAGTGAAGCTGCTCAACTGAACCATGAAATTGCACAAACTTTGCGTGAAAGATCACACGCTGCATCTCGTGAATTGGCTAAAAAGTTTGGCGAACCAGCAGTACTTGAAGGTTACGGAATGCGCAATACTACAACAATGGCTATTGCTCCAACCAAATCGTCAAGCTTTATTCTTGGCCAAGTATCACAATCTATTGAGCCAGAGTTCTCTAACTGTTATGTTAAAGACCTTGCCAAAATGAAAGTAACAATTAAAAATCCATACCTTGAAAAACTGCTAAAAGAAAAAGGTGAGGATAAAGACGAAGTATGGGAGTCAATACGTAATGCTGATGGCTCAGTACAACATCTTGATATTTTAACTGAGGATGAAAGAGCAGTATTTAAAACATTCTCTGAAATTAACCCTGAAAGAATTATTGATCAAGCTGCTATTCGTCAGCAATATATCGATCAATCTCAGAGTTTAAACCTTATGTTAGATCCTGACATGTCAGTTAAAGAAATTAACCAGCTTTATCTATATGCGTGGGAAATGGGTATAAAAAGTTTGTATTACAGCTATTCAATGTCTGCGGCGCAATCTTTGACTCGTAAGCGTGTTATGGCAGAGGGGTGTGCAGCCTGCGAAGCGTGATATGAAGCATTTATATTATTTTGAAAAAGTATTAAAAGATTATAAAGACGATGGCAGATATCGAGTCTTTAATGATATTTTGAGAGAGCGCGGCCATTTTCCTCGCTCGATCTGGTATGGTAAATATGCACCTAAAAATATTGTAAACTGGTGTTCTAATGATTATCTTGGTATGGGTCAAAACCAACATGTTATTGACTCAATGCATACCGCATTAGACCAAACTGGCGCGGGATCTGGTGGCACTCGCAACATCGGAGGCACATCCCATTATCATGTAACACTAGAACGCGAGCTTGCAATCCTTCATAAAAAACAAGATGCTTTATTATTCACTAGTGCATACGTTGCTAATGAATGGACACTTATCGCGCTGAGTCGTATTATTCCAAATATTTGTTTTATTTCGGATACTAAAAATCATAATTCTCTTATTATGGGAATTAAACATAGTCGTGCTGATAAAATTCTGTTTCGTCATAATGATATGGAGGATCTCGAAGAAGCTTTAGTTATGGCTGTTGAAAATCAGCAAGTTCCTTGTATTGTTTTTGAGTCAGTTTATTCTATGGATGGTGATGTAGGAAAAATTGAAGAGATACTTGATCTAGCTGATAAATATAACGCAATCACATATATTGATGAAGTTCATGCTGTTGGTCTTTATGGAGAAACTGGTGCTGGTTATTGCGAAAAGCTAGGTGTATCAGACAGGGTAGATATCA